AATAGTGAGGTAATTTTCTAACTGTTCGTCAACAATAAACTGTAGTGTTAAATCTTCAAAAACCAATCTGTCACCAGCAAGTGGCAACTCTTTCAAGTAGTTTGGTGCGTTGACTGTTCCAAGTGTCAGACCAGGTAGATTGGCAGTGTTAGAAAAGAAATCCACCTTTGGAAATCTGGCAAGCGTAAAATTGAATCCTACATTTGACAGGTAGTTTCTATTCTGAATCTGCTTATCAAAAGGATCTCTAGTAGGAGCAGCCATGACTTGCCATACTTTACGACACTATTTATCGGCATAAAAAAGGGGGGTCGTCACCCCCCAAACTTTATTCTAAAATGTGCCTACAAATTCTTTTACAAATTGATTGAGAATCATCGCACTCAATTAAACATTCGTAGTAGTCATTGATAAGATCGAGTTCTTCCTCCAACTCATTTACTGTTTTCTCAAAATGACGCCACTCATCCAGTTGATTGCGACTCATTAAGTTGTGCATGATAACCTCCATGCATACCGACACATGACGAACCTAAAAGTTTTCGACTCATTTTAACCTCCTCATATCACTATACCGTATTTAGAGTAAAATGTTTGATTTTATACAATAACGCAAAGAAAATTTATGCCTACGAGTTTATACCTAGGCATAAAAAAAGGGGACCTTTCGGTCCCCAGAACTTCCTTCACACGGAAGGATATTATACCAGAATCACATGAGGTTGGCAACCTTGACTCTCTGGTAGTAACGGTTAACGCCAGGATAGACACGACCCAGACCCTGGTTATCAACATTACCTTCTGCGAAGGGGTTGGAGATAAGACCGTAACGAGTCTTAAAGCCGATCTTGGGCTGGAAGGTGTTCTCCCCGACGGCACGAACCATCTGGAGGGGAACATAGGGGCAATAGAACAGACCAGCATCGTAGGGGGAAGAACCCTTGTATCCAACGACGTAGTACTGGTTAGCAGCAGAGTTAGCAGCAAAGGGATCGATGTAAACTCTGTACTTACCGTTGATGGTTCCAGCAAAGGTGTTGCCAGTGTCATCAACGTTCAGGTTTGCGTTCAGGGCAGGGGTGTAATCAAGTACACCAGCCATGGTCAGAGCAGAAGCAACGTCAGCAGAAGTCAGGATGATGTTGCCCTTCCCTCTACGAGTTCTCTGAGCAATGCGGTTCGCATCTCTTTCGATTTGGAACAGCAGACCCTTGAACTTCTCAACGGACCAACGACCATTGGAGTCAACGTCCAGGTCGAATGTACCTGCGGTGGCAACGTTTGCCTGAGCACCGTTCTCAGCAACCTTATAGATGGTTCTGATGACTTCACGGTTGATCTCAGCAAGAATCTCAGTGCTGAGGATGTTTGCCAGTTCGGCTTCGGCATTCAGACCGTGGATAGCACGAAGGTCTTGTGCCAGTTCCAGGGAGTATTCTGCCTTCAGAGCACGGGACTTAGCAGTAACGGTAACTTTCTCGATCGAGAAAGCCATCTGGTTGAAGTCTTCGTTGGTGCCGTCGCCCAGAGCTTCAGCATCACCAGTCTCCATACCCTGACCAACATTGTACTGAGTACCAATGCCAGTTGTGGTGCCTGTACCAGACAGGACGGAGGGGTTGGTGCCACGCTGATCACCAGTTGTACCGAAACCGACCAGAGGACCGTCAAGAACCTGACCAGAGTAGTTACCACCAGTTCTGCCAGAAGCAAAGTCTCTGGTGGAGGAGAATGCGGTATCGGGCTCGTCGAACAGAGCTTCGGTGCCACTCTGAGAAGAGTAGCGGGAACGCATTGCGAAGATCAGTCCAGTAGGACCGTTCATTGGTTGAACACCAGCCAGGTCATAAGCAACCAGGTTGGGCATAGAACGTCTGATCAGGGAGATCAGAACGGGGTCGAAACCAGCAACAGGACCAGCGGCAGCAGCACCACCACCGAAACCACCCGAAGCACCAGCAGCATTAGCAGCATTGGTGGGGGATTCGGTCAGCATTCCACCGTTTTCAAAGGCAGACTGCTCACGCAGGAAACGCTCTTGGTTTTCGAGCAGAACGGCAGTAACAGCCTTTCTGTGGGAATCTTTAATAGGATCGCAGGACTCTGCATTCAGCAGAGGACCCCACTTCTCCATAAGCTTTTCGGAATTAAACATTGCTCTCCTTAGAGTTAAGTTTGTGGTTTACAATTTATGATCAGTTTTTGATCGAAAGGGCTCTCATGTAAGCAGCCATGGCATCAGAGGCAACCTCTGGCTCAGGATCACTTACACCCTCCGACAATGTTTCAGAAGATTTTACGTTTGTGCTCTTAGCAGAAGGGAAATACGATTCTCTAAGAGTTTCTAACTTACCACGGTATTCTTCTTCACCCGCAAACTCTACACCTTCAGCCAAAGAAGCAAGTTTTTCCTTCTGTGTATCAGCCAGACCTTCAGTTACTTTACCAAAGATTCCTTCGGCAGTAGCTTCAGCCAGTCTGTTAGTGAGGGAAATATTCTTCTCAACTTGCAGGTTGAGTTTATTTTCCATTTCATCAAGTTTATCTACCATGCTCTCAAGAACATCATACTTATCATCAGGGATGGAAACATAATGATCTTCAAAGAGACCTTTCATTCCTTGCAGGAACGATTCGGTCATTTCGGTCTTCAGACCATGCTCGACTTCGATAGCATTCTCGGTCAGCCACTCATCGGCAACGTACTCAAGATAAGAATCGAGTCTTTCGACAAGCTCTGCCTTGACTTCGACCAGGTTCTCAGTGAGAGCCTGCTCATACTCAGCAGCAAGAGCTTCTTGGATTTCACCAATCTTAGCAGTCAGAGCAGCTTCGAAAATTGTCTTTGCTTTCTCTTGGAACTCTTCAGAGAGTTCCTCACCACCGAACAGAGCAGCAAGGTCTTCCTCAACGTTGACTTGGACCTCTTCCTCTTCGGCTTCCGCAACAACCTCTTGACCATCTTCCAGCTCTACGTCGTCACCAGCAGCAACGTACTTAGGAGCCTTGGGCATAGCTTCAGCAGGCTTAGCACCTCTGTTAACAATATCCTTAACTGTTGCCAGAGAAGGAGCCTTAAGGGCAGCCGACATATCATCAGCTTTATAGTTTTCAGGGGTTGGACCTCCGAGATCTTCTACACTAGCTTGAGCAGCAGTATAAGAAGCTTTCTTAGAGGAATCCATTGGCTCAGCGGCTTTCGCACCCCTTGTTACGGGATTTTCCATTTCTTGTAAATCTTTACCAGCGGACATTTTTCGATTTCTCCGATTGATTGATCTAGTGATAATCTGTATTTATTTATAAATTATAGATTTGATAAGAAGTTATTCCATAACTTCAACTTGTTTTCCTCAAGTCTTTTTTGATCGACGAGTGTATTGATAGTTTTGTATGTCTTCTCAGCATATTTTTCACGGAGAATACCACCGTCCCATACCCACTCTTTACCTTCCATAATGCCATTGACAAATGCGTCAGGTGCGGAAGGATCAGCAACGATATCGGCAGCAGTGGCAAGCATAAAGTCTTCACCAACAACCTTGATACCATTACGGTCTTCTCTCAGAGAACCCATGCCTCTGGAAGAAACACCAAGTTTTACACCTTCATCAAGAAGGGACTTGGCAATGTTACCCATAGGGGTAGACAGAATCTGTGCTCTACCAATGAAGTTAGTGCCTTCCTGTCTCAGAGAAGTAATCTTGTGAGAAACACGGTCTAAGTTGATGGAAGGACCATCGGGGTGACCGAGTTCACCAAGAGCACGACCCTTTTGAACGAAGTTCTCGTTGTAACGACCGACCTCTTTGGCAAGAGTTTCGCAAGGATACATTCTTCCATTGCGATTTTTGATATCTCCCTGAAGGAAGATACCCTCAATGTAGAGGTGCTTTTGACCGTTGCGTTGTTCAACGATAACCTCTACGCTTTCGATTTCTTCTCTGATAAGTTTCATTTGTTTATCCAGTGAATCCTACTTTTACACCTCTAAGTCCTGCCGCACTGGCAAAGACTGTATGTGATGCTACTTTTTCAAGATACTCTACGGTGCCACCAGGGATGGTGAATGTACCAACACCTGTACCACCTCTGGTTTCTTGAACTGTTACAACAATATTGGTAGATGCTGTAGTATTGACCAACCTAACAAGAGTGGCTTCGGTGAAACTTACACCTGCACCAGCTGTTGTTGGTAAATCAACTTCATTTGCTTTTAATAAAGTTCTGTTGCTCATCAGTCCTCCTCGGGTTCTACTTCAGTTTCATCTTCAGTTTCACCACCAAAGAGAGAATTAGCAACGACTGGTCTCAAAGCATCTACTCTTTCAGCAGCTTTGCTGTAGAGAGCATCTTTGATTTTGTCACTAATTTCAGACGCAGAAGAATCAGTGGCAATAAGATCAATAACGTCTTCCATGTTTTAAATACTATTGTCTAACGATTATTTATATTACGCCAACATCCAGATCAGTATCCGTCATATCGTTTCCTCTTTGACGGACATTTTCTTCAGGTGGTTGTTGACCTTCGGGTGACATTCCAGGTTCCATTTCTAGCATCTGCTCATTAGGATCTGGAATGATACCACGTTCGATTTCGTCTTCAATCTGCTGATCGATTTCGATGATTTCTTGATCCTTCTGCTGAAGAACCTTTCTGCGGACATACTCGGTGGAGTAGTATCTACCGACATAAGGTTCAACTTGCTGAAGCAGAGCAAGTCTATTTGTCATCAATTCATTTTCTTTCAGTTCGGCAAAGTGATTGTCATACAGATAATCGAACTGAATGTGCTCAGACATCTTCTCCCAATCTTCGGGAGTAACAATATTCTTGAGCAGAAGTTGAGTCTTCAGCATATCCAGGAACAGATTGCTGAATCTCTTACGCAGTCTACCGACAAACTTACTGAAGGAAAGTTCGTCACGGAGAATCTCAGAAGAACGACCCAGGTTGAAACCATCACCAGAACCAGGCATTCTGGATTCGGGAACACCCAAAGATCTATAGAGTTTCTTCTGGAAGTATTCAATATCAGCAAGTTCACCTAAGTTCTGACCACCAGGCAGAGTGGTGATTTCAGTGCCACGTCCACCTTCTCTTCTGGGCAGCCAGAAATCTTCCAGCATAGACATGTACTTCTTGTCATCACGAATCTCACCAGTGGTGGCATTGTAAACAAGTTTGTTGCGGTAACGATTCATTACGTCACGCAAATATTGTTCTGCCTTTACCTTAGGAAGATTACCAACGTCAATGTAGAAAATACGACGTTCTGGAGCACGAGACAATCTGTAGATAACCAGAGAGTCTTCAATCATACGCAGTTGATTGAGAGACTTGATTGCTTTCTGCAGATAAGAAAGAACGGTGTGACGGTTTCTATCTACCAGACCAGAAGTACAATAAGAGATAGAATCTCTAGAAATCTTAACTCCCTTGGTTCCGCCACCGTAAGTTGGGACTGTGGTTGGGTAGTTGATTTTGGGAGTATACATGAAATACTCCTCCATCTCAGGGAATACTACCCTTTGATTTTCAGCAATGTTGGCATTGTTGAAAATGTCACCTCTATCTTTATTTTGATCCTTTTCTTTTCTGACATAACGCATCTTCAGTGCGTCAATGTATCTTACCTCTTGAATACCATCTTGAGGTCTCTTGAGATCAATGACTTTGTGGTAGTAAATTCTACCATCGACATACCAGTTACGGAAGATTTCGTGTGCCTTCTTATCGAAATCTAACAGATCTTTGATATGTTTGAATTCTTTTCTGATCTTGTCTTTGATACCATCACTTGCTTTCAGATTATTAAGATCAATCTCAACTGGAGAATCATCAAGGTCACTAACGATAGCTTCATTAACTACGTTTTCAATTGCCTGATCGCACTCTGGGTGAAGTGCCATCTCACGATATCTACGAATAAGTTCATACTCACTTCTATAGACACCTTCGAGATCGATGGTCTGACTACCGAAAGCCGTGGATACGTAAAAATCAGCCCCATCCTCGTTTGTCGGGGGGACGGGACTGACAATACTTTTAGATTTATCCTCGTTGTCCTCAATAGAGAAACCAAAGAGTCTAGCCATGAATAAAGTTTGCGTTCTATTCTCCTATTTATCAGGCAATAGAACCACCGTTTCCAACAGCTTCCCACCACTGAACCTGAAGTTCAACATCAAATTCTTCGATAGCATCGGTGTTATCGTAAGAAAGGGCAATAGCAGAGATGTTAGTTGGCCAAATTCCGTGGAACTGATAACTTCTCAGAATTGGTTGATCAACAGCACTGTCTTGAGCAGAACCAGCACCAGTTACTGGGGCACGACCAAGTTGGTGAACGATAGCATCGGTCTGATAGTCAACTGGATTTGTATTACCAGAGTTATCGGATACCTTAGCAATAGAGTTCATCCATCTTTCGAAAGATCCTCTAATAGCAAAGTCGGTGTCGTTGATAACCGTAACGGTCCAGACATCGAATGTTCTGTCACCAGCAATCTTAAGATTTCTTCCTCTGAAAGGAATGTTGATTGGGGTAACGGTGGATGCGGGCAGAGCCGCACCCTTTACCAGGAATCTAACTTTCGACTCAAGATCGTTAACACTAGGGTCAACTACTCCTTCGGGGAAAGTAAGAACAACCTCAAACAGGTTAGGTCTGGCAATACCACCAGACAATCTGCTCTTAAATCTATCGATAGTTCGATCAGCTGTCTTTGGGGGATTCTGTTGTTGAATTAAGTCCGCCATCGGTTTGTTACCTCTTTATTAAATTAAACTCCGAGAACTTCGTCAAAACTGACACCCGTGCGAGTAGCAACGAAGGTCAGACCGATGAAGTTGATGGAACGATTGGGTTTGATGTAGATATCGGCAACAAATTCATTGTTATCGATCACAGCAGCAGTGTTGTTCGTTTCATCGCACTTGACTACAAAGTCAGTGATGCCTCTCTTGGCTTGAACATCACGGAGGAAAGGTTCAACGATGCTAACAAAGTTGGTTCTTGTGATCTCATCGTTAAACTCAAACATCTGATCTCTGGCAGCAGCAGAAATTGCTCTTTCGAGATAGACGAACAAACGACGAACGTTAATTCTGTCAAAAGCAGATGCTCTTGCCAGACCAGTCTTATCACCAAAGAGAACAATACCAGATCCAGGAGAGAAGATGACTGGGTTGATTCTATTAGAATACAGAACGTCTCTTTGTCCCTTGGTTGGGTTGTATGCCAACTTAACGGCATTCAGAATGGCACCTCTCAAGGTTCCAGCAGGAGAGAACCAGGGGAAGTTGTTGATGTCATTTCTGGCACATGTACCAGCAATGTCTCCGTTCATTGGGATATAACGGAAGGTATCACCAAATCTGTCGTAAGTGTACTTATAGGAACTATCGAACACCGCATAAGAAGACGATGTGATAGCAGAGTAGTAACTTACCAGATTGTCGGTGATGGTTGCGGTAGAGTTAAGAGAGATAGAAGCACCATCAGCAAGGAATGCCTGACGATATGGAGAAACAAATGCGACTACATCTTTTCTCTCTTCAGCAATGGCAATAATTTTGTTAGCAATTGCTTGAGTCTCTTCTCTACCATGAGCACCAGATCCCATCAGCAGGAAATCGATGTCATAATCATCTGGATTTTCAAACAGGTCGTAACCAGTTGCCAGATCACCAACGTTAACGGAAAGTCCAGAGTTGGTTGTGATACCAGTTGCTCCACCGTAATCCTTACCATCAGCAAGGGTAGATGTTACAGCACCATATCCATCAAATACGGTGTCAGCAACTTTCTGATCCCAACCACCATCAGCAAACAGACCGTAACCAGTTCCAGCATTAGCAGCAAAACCAGTTGTGGTAACACCGAGAGGTTGACCACCACCAAAGATGTTGGTGGAGTTGAACTGTAACCATGCTCTCCAATACTGAGCAGTGCCAGCAGAGAACTCAGCATCAGTTGCCTTAGAGAGGCTCAGGTGCTTCTCAAGGATGGTTCCAGCATTGCCAGATACCTTGCCGAGATCGTCATATACTACAACGTGCAGTTCGTCGTTTCTTGCGTTACGATCAGCACCATAAGCAGTTGTGGTGGGTCTTTCAGCAATTCTATTCCACTTGACATTGCCAGATGTCAGTGTGATTTCTTGCTGATCGAACCAATCTTGCTGAGCAGTGTAGGTGGAGATTCCCATCAGGGAACCGTTGTTATCAAAGATATACAGTCCAGTGGCAGGAACTCCTCCGTCAGCAGAGTTAGCAAATCTGTAAGTACCACCTGGTTGATAATCGTAGGCAGTTACTGTTCCAGCAGCAGAAACGTGGTGAGTAAACTTAACTTCCAGACTTGTTCCAGCACCAACGTTGGTGACAAGACCCTTGAAGTATCCATCGAGAACAGAAGTTGTTCCAGCACCAGCAACAACTGTATTGGCAGGAACTTTCTGACTTACACCATAACCGACAGAAACGGAAGTACCAGAGTAACCAGTAAGAATCTGATCTGCTCTACCATCAATGATAGCAACTTTAATTCCGTTCGACCATGTTCCAGGGTTTTTGGCAATAACAGTAACACCATTGATGACATTAGTGTCATAACCTTGGTTTACATAATCATCGTTGCTCTTGATCTTGACTGTTGTAGCAGTACCAACAAGACCGTTGCTCAATCCAGAGTTATCAGATCTTACTACTCTCAGTACCCCACCATAGGCAAGATAAGAAGAAGCAGTATACCAATACTCGTAGTGATTGTTAGCAGCGTATGGTTCACCGAAAGTGTTCAGCAGGTCTGCTTCAGTTTCGACTAATGTAGGAGTCTCTACTGGTCCTTTCGCAAAGGGTGCAACAATACCAGCAGACTTATCTGAGGTAGGGTCAACCCTTCCAGAAGTAAGATCTACTTCTCTTACGACAATACCAGGAGATGCTAAGTTCAGCGGCATCTTTCTCTCCCTATGAAATCCAAATAATGC